AATAGACCCAATAGCAAGAATAGACAAAAAGGAGAATATACAAATTATTCAACTTCATAAGTGGTTATATGATGAATCAGGTGATTTTTGTGAGGAAGGGGGTTACGGGACTCTCAATATTGCAAAAGTTGGAAGGTATATAAGTTAGTAGTATGTGACTATTAAAATTGAAAATAATTAATTTTTAATTATTTGGTTGTACTGATCCAATGTTTGCTAGAAATAAAAAGAATAGTTCATTAGTAGCAAGGATAGTAATGATTTTGGGATAATTGGAAGGATTGCATTTATAGTTGTTTTTGGCCAAGTTGAAACCCGAAATGAATATCTTGAGATCATCAATGTTTGGTCAACAAAGATGATAGTTATAGGCTGCTTAATTATTCTGAATGGCTTTGGTTTAGGATATTTAACTCTCAAGATTAGTTGTATTTTAAGGAATCAAGAAATTCTATTAAATGAAAAGAAATAAAAGTATAGAAAAGATATTATTTTTATTGATTCAATTGACCTTTAATTTGCCGGGTAGATAGATTGCGGCACAACAAGCCCTGCTAAATATCTAATTTTGGCAGGGCATTTTTTTAGAAGTAGGCTAATTAATTCTCATTTTTTGAGTATTTAGGCTGAATTTGATCCAAGCTATCCTCGGGGTTCTTTTCGCGTGTATGTGATACTTGAGTATTTTCAATATGGATAATTCGGTTATGTTCAACATCTTTTAAATGCTCTGGTGCCAATTCCGGATATGACTTGTAAAAATGCATTTTTATATTTAGAGCATGATCAAGTAGAAAAGCGGATTCAATACTATAGTATTGATCATTATCAAAAAATTCATAAGTTGACTCTAATAATTCTTTTATTGAGTCATCGAGATTTTTAAGTTTTTCATTTATTACATTTAAATCATTTGCTGATGGTTGTTTTTTCATTTCTTATCTCGCATTTAAAAAAGATTTTGTACTGAAAGATTCCAGTACAAAATCTTAAGGTCTAATGAATTATGGTAATACAAAAATACCTGAACTGCGGCATCTGTCAAAAGCAGCTTGGCACTTCCAAGTTTCTTTAAGTCCTTGGAATGCACCTACGCCGTTTCGACAATTTTCATACTGTAAGCGGCAGAACTCATAATCGCCAGCAGCTGGTTGAAGTATTTCTAAAAGACTTCTCGGTTGTTGTTTTTCCTCACTAGCAGAAGTCCCTAGGGATAAAGTAGCGAGGGCTATTGTTACTAAAAATATTAATTTTTTCTTCATGTTAAATACTCTTTTAGTTGATTTTATAAATACCAAATGAATAGTTTTTACCATTTGGTAAATTTTTTTATAATAGAAAATTATTAAGCATCAAAGAATATATATAAGTTTGTTGTAACATAATCTTTAAATGTAAATTTATAATATATGTATATGTGGAGTATTAAGATTGGAAGCTAAAGAATATTCCTGCTTAATAAATAAAAAACTATTTAAGAAAAAAACACGTAATAAACTTTTGCCAAAGCCTACACAGAAATATCTCGAGGCTGAGGCAACACTTAAGGAAGAGCTTGAGGATTTGGCGATTGGATTTGAACAGAAGTTTCAGCCGATCCATACCAAACACTGGCGCTTTGATTTTCATATAGTGAAATTGCGTTTGCTTATTGAAATTGAGGGTGGGCCCTGGTCTGGTGGACGTGGCGGAAAGCTGGCAAATAAAGCGTGGAGTCTTGATCGATATGATCAAGCCGAAGAGATGGGTTACAAAATAGAGCGCTTTCATCCAGATTCTGTTTTGTCGGGATATGTCATTAACTGGATTAAAGACGAATTAGCGAGAATTGAAGATGGAGCAGATCAGACCATTTCCACCACAGGAATTAATTGAGAAAGCGGATGAAGAAGAAGCAATTCTATTGGCGCCAGCCCCTGATTTGATGAATTGGGTAATTGCAAATTTTTTAACCATTGGTGGTCCTTTGCATAACCCTGACCATGACCATATTGCTGAACTAATACATGACAATGAGGAGTTCTTGGCTTTTGCTTGGGCATCATCGGCTTGTATGGCTAAAAAGCGTATGGTTTTAGGCCAATGTGAAAAAGTTATGTTTAATCAGGGCGGGTGGAAAAAAGCTCGTCAAGAGCAGCAAATGCGCGATTGGTTTGGTTATGTTCCAGTGTATCTCATCACAATCGATGCGAGTTATTGCGATCAGGCGTCTGATCGTGATTTCTGTGCATTGATAGAGCACGAGCTTTACCACATAGGTGTTGAGCGCGATGAAGAAGGTGATCCGTTAATTAGTGAAATGACTGGTTTGCCTAAACACTATTTAGCGGGCCATGACGTTGAAGAATTTGTTGGCGTAGTTAAAAGATGGGGAGCGGACGAAAGCGTGAAGCGACTAATTGAAGTGGCCAAGCAAGCGCCGTTTGTATCAGATGTGAATATTTCAAAGTGCTGTGGGACATGTTTAATAAGTTGAGCCTTCGGGCTCATTTTTTTTGCCATGTTTCCTTGACGTACCTTGACGGATAGAGAGAAATGGCGACATTAAACAAAAAGCAGAAACTCTTTATTGTACAATCGCTTGCTGTATTTAATACCCCTCAAGAAACAGTAAGTCTCGTCAAGGAAGAATTTAACATTGATGTTTCGAGACAGCAGGTAGAGTCATACGACCCTACAAAGTTTGCTGGTAGAGACTTAAGTAAGGAGCTCAAAGAATTTTTTGAAAAAACTCGGGAAGAGTATTTGAGTCAGCCACTGAATAAAATTAGTGGAGCAAATGACATTGTTCAGTTGAAGATTTTAAGTGATTTGCTTTGGACTAAAAAAAACAATGTAACCATGACAATTAAGATCGTGGACCAAATACAAAAGATCATGAAAGGGTTTTATGACAAAAGGGGAGAACAAGGTAATAAAGGTGGTAATCCAGAAGCAAGCCAAACAAAAGCTGAAGTCGAACTCGAGATTAAAAAGCTCGAACTTCAGAAGTTACAGCGTGAAGTGAATCCCCCTGAGTATCGTCCACCTGAAGAGGATTACAAGCTTGTGCTGAATCCTGATGAGGAGATACCAAATGAGCCAATTCTTTAATCCCCCAGAAGGTTCAGTTCAATTAACACCTAAACAAGCAAACATTTATTTATGGGGTTGGCAAAAAGAAGCCCGATTTCGTGATGCTGTTTGCGGTCGACGTTTTGGTAAGACTTTCTTGGCCAAAGCGGAAATGCGAAGAGCAGCCAGACTTGCCGCAAAATGGAATGTTTCTGTTGAAGATGAGATTTGGTATGCAGCGCCTACATTTAAGCAAGCAAAACGGGTTTTCTGGAAGCGATTAAAACAAGCAATTCCGGCATCTTGGCGAGCTGGAAAGCCGAATGAAACTGAATGCTCAATTACTTTAAGAAGTGGCCATATCATCCGAGTTGTAGGTCTAGATAACTATGATGACCTTCGTGGATCTGGTTTATTTTTCTTAATTATTGATGAATGGGCAGATTGTAAATGGGCTGCATGGGAAGAAGTACTTCGCCCGATGCTTTCTACTTGTAAATATGTGGTGAATGGAGAGCAGCGAGTAGGGGGTCATGTTTTACGTATTGGTACGCCTAAAGGCTTTAATCATTGTTATGACACATTCATGGATGGTCAGCCCGGTCATGAACCAGATTGTAAAAGCTTTTCTTATACATCCCTTCAGGGGGGAAATATTCCTGAGTCTGAAATCATTGTTGCAAAGCGCAAAATGGACCCTAAGACCTTTAGTCAGGAATATGAAGCAAGCTTTGAGAGCTATCAGGGTGTTATCTACTATTGTTTTAATCGATTGCTAAATGCATCAACTGAAACAGTTAAGGTAAATGATGTACTTCATATTGGGATGGACTTTAACGTAACCAAGATGGCTGCTGTGGTGTATGTTCGACGTGGTGAGCATATGCATGCGGTCTATGAGTTCGTAAATCTATTCGATACTCCAGCAATGATCGAGGCTATCCAAGAGCGTTATCCAGATCATGAGGTTGCGATTTATCCCGATGCTTCAGGTGAGAACCGGAAGTCGAGCAATGCTAGTGAAACGGATCTGGCTTTACTAAGAAAGGCTGGTTTTAAAGTCCATGTGAACAGTAGAAACCCAGCAGTTAAAGATCGTATTAACTCAATGAACGGTATGCTCTGCAATACTTTGTCTGAGCGTAGATTATTCGTAAATGTAGATAAATGTCCTCACTTTGCTAAATGCCTAGAGCGACAAATCTATGATGATTATGGACAGCCGGATAAGAGTGCCGGTTTTGACCATATGAATGATGCAGGTACATATCCAATCGCTTATTTATTCCCGATCGACAAGAAATCTGTTGGAGTTCGAAGGATTCGCGGAATGTCTTAAACAACGCACCTTTTTAGGTGCTTTTTTATTGGTGTTTTTATGGCAGTTACTGATAAACATCCGCAGTATATTGCTGCACAAAAAAGCTGGTTGATTATGCGTGACGCCGTTGCCGGTGAAGAGCAGATCAAACAGGCACAAACAAAGTACTTGGCTAAATCGGCTGGCATGATTGAAGCTGAAAAGCAGGGAGATACGGCTGGAGAGATTTACAAAGCTTATTTAAGCCGTGCTCAGTATCCGTTATGGGTTCAAGATTCTCTTCGCACGATGATTGGTTTGGTTTCAAAGTTAGATCCAAATATTGTGATTGAAAGCACTTTGCTGCAAGGGCTTATCACGAATGCAACCAATGACGGATTTGGTCTTAAACAGCTCTTTATCCGAATTTGCTTAGAGTTATTGGAATATGGTCGCTGTGGCTTGCTGGTTGATGTCGATGCTAAAGGCGTGCCTTACTTCGCGCTTTACGATGCTTTATCCATTATTAACTGGAAAGAAAACAGTATAGGTGGCCGCAAAGATCTAAAACTATTAGTGCTTGAGGAGCAATTTGATAATAGTGAAGATGAATTTGGCCATAACACAAAGACAGTTCATCGTGTTTTATCTATGACAGACGGCGCTTTATCAGTTCGATTATTTGATGGTTCTACTGAAGAAGATAAAACACCTGATCTAGGCGGTAATCTGCTTTCTTTTACGCCATTCGTTTTTTGCGGTACCACTGACAATTCGCCAGATGTTGGAACGGTCCCGCTTTTGACAATGGCTAAAGCAGCTTTGAAGTATTACCAGCTTAGTGCGGACTATTTTCAGTCACTTCACCATACAGCGCACCCGCAACCATGGATTAACGGTATTGATGATGAAGATCCCGATCTTAGCGTTACAGGTGTAATGGCTGTCTGGAGCCTGCCCAAAGATTCGCAATGTGGTTATTTAGAAATTTCAGGTAATGGTATTGAACTCACAAAGCATGAAATGGATGCACAAAAAAACGCAGCTCTTGAAGCTGGAGCTAAGGTGATTGATACCAATTCACAAGAGTCAGGTGAAGCACGACGTGCGCGTCAGGATGACCAACAAGCAAGCCTACATAGCATTGTCACTTGTGCTGCTGCGGCTATTGAGCAGGCTATCAAATATGCTGCCCAATGGTTAAAGCTAGACCCATCTAAATACTCTTTTACGGTTGATCCTGAATTTATTGTTCAGCAATACGATATCAATCTGGCCAAACAACTTTATGAAGGTGCTATTGCCGGAAAGAACTCTTTCCAAACATATTGGGAGTATATTGCGACCGGTAAATTGCCTGCTCATGATTATCAGGAAGAGGTGAAGCGGGTTGAAGGTGAACGGGACAGTATGCCGTTGTAGAGGTGACGTATGGCTTCAAAAGAAGATAAATCGCTGATTGAAATACTTACCCAACATCAGGCGTATTTATATCGGGTGTCTTCTCAATCTGTTAATGAGCTACTAAAAATCTTTAATGATGAGTCAGCATTAATGTTGGCAAAGCTGCGGGATTTGCTTGACGAGTTAAATAATTCTGAAAAGGGAGCTCTAGCAAGTGGGCTGTACACTACAACTAATCTTAAAGAAATTCGTGATCTGATTGCTCAGTGGTTTATAGGACTAAATACTGCATTACCTGAAGCTTTCGCAGTTTCTGCTACTGCCTTGGCAGTATATGAAGCCAATTATACGGCGAAGCTATATGGCGGCAAGATCAAAAAGCCAAATGGTGAAAAGCTATATACATCAGCTAAAAAAGTACCCTTAGTAGGTGGAGCATTAGTTGATGATCTTCTTTCCAAGATTGCTGAGACTGCACGCCAAAAAGTTGAATATGCAATTCGGGATGGCATTAACTCAGGTAAAACTAATCAGGAAATTATTCAGCGTATTCGCGGTACCAAGCGTCTCAACTATGAAGACGGAATTTTAAACGGTACCAAGACTGATATCGACCGTACGGTGAGAACAGTTCACAGCCATGTAGCGAATCAAGCATATCTTAATAGCTTTAACCAGATTGGCTTTGAATACGTAAGACTGGTAGCAACTTTAGATGGAAGAACTTCAAAACTTTGTGCAACTCTTGATGGTTCCGTATGGGAGATTAATGATCCGGCAAAGCGTGTACCGCCGTTGCATCCCAATTGCCGCAGTATTCTGGTGCCCGTAGAGAAAGACGGGAAATTAGTTGGTGAACGACCATTTGTTATGGATGAACGAAGAGTTAAGGATATTCCTAAGGATGAGCGTGACCAACTGATTGGACAGATTGACGCCAACACTACATTTAAAGAGTTTTTTAAGAAAACAGATGATTTCTTTCAAAAAGAATGGCTAGGACCTAAGCGTTACAAGCTATTCAAGGAAGGTAAATTTGAATTTGAAAAGTTCTTTGACCCAGAAGGGCAGCTTTACACACTGGACCAACTTCGAAAGTTGGATGAGCAAACATTTAAGGAGTTGGGATTGTGAAACAAGTAACTATGACTCAAGCGCAGTACATCCTTAGCACAAATCTTATTCTATTACCATTTGTTCGAAAGATGATTCCAAGATACATGGCGATTTTTGGCTATAACTTTAAACAGCCAAAAGCATATATTCAGCTTTAAAACCTAATTGAAAACCTTAGCACCTTCGGGTGCTTTTTTTTGTGAG